GAACTCGCACACCAATTACAGGATTCACTTTCAATATCGACCCCGCAGGTTGCAGGGATATTGACGATGTCATAACATTTGAAAAATATGGTGATTTGTGGAAGGTGATAATTACAATTGCAGATGTGGATGTCTATGTACAAGATGGTGATGCGGTCGATATACAGGCATCATTAATAAGTCAAACCCTGTATGATAATACAGGGAAGGTGTTGAGACCAATGTTGCCTCCTCAGTATTCTGAAGGAGTATGCTCTTTATCACCAAATAAGGAGTCGTATGGACTCTCTCTCGGATTCTTTTGGGATGGAAATAGTATTCTCGACAAGCACTTCTTTGAATCCACAGTTAAAACAGACGTCTCGTATGTCTATGAGGAGTTTGAGGCATCCGATTCACCCTATAAAAAGCCATTATCCGAGATTGCGGCATATTTAGATGAGTCAAACTCTGGTGTCGTGATTGACGCACATAAATGGATTGAGCGTATGATGGTATTCTATAATATGGAGGTGGGGAAACTCCTAAAAGGAGCAGGAAAGGGAATTCTACGAAGGCATTCAGCCCCGAACCTTGAAAAACTGGAAAAGTACAAAGCGCTCGGTTCGCAAGACCTTGAAAAGCTCGCATTTTCATCGGCAGAGTATTGTTTAGCTGATGAAGCCGAAACGAAGCACTATGGGCTTAATACAAATACATATGCGCATGCATCGAGTCCTATTCGGCGCTATGCGGATTTAGTGAATCAGAGGGTTCTAAAAGGATTGCTTCGTGGTGCAAAGGGAGGAACATATCATACATATATTGTTCCACAAGCAATGTATGATATGAATTTCCGAGGAAAAGCGATAAAGAACTTTGGACGGGATCTACACTTTCTCGAGGCAATTCTGTCAGGTCAGTCGACATTTTCAGGTGTAATTCTGGAACTAGTGATAAAAGATGAGAATACAAAAGTAAAAATATATGTTCCCTCGTGGAAACGGACTATATCTACACGGTACAAAACCGCAGGGGAGAATCGGGTCTTATCACGGGATGAGAAGGACGAAATAGATGTATCACCTTTTCGGCAAATTCAAATCCGATTTGCCCTTAGTCCCAACTCCCGCTGTTGGAAAGAGCGAATTATTATTAATATTTCATAGCCTTACGAAATATACATATGTGTAGCATGTACAAAGCATTCATCATTTACAATATCGGAAAGTACCTTTAGAAGTTTGCGAAACTCTTCAGAATTAATATCAAAGGAGTTCATTTTGTCTTGCAGACTCTGAACGAAGTCTTTTTTAGTATAATCCTTAAAACACATATTTTCCCAAACTTCATGAATAGTTGCGGGATTATGTGTCATATTCCGATTAAGCCCTATACAATTAATCAAATTCTTGGAACTATCATAGAAAGATACTTCATATTCAGGACGCATCTTATATGTGGTAGTCTGGATTCAATACCTTTATTTTGTTATTGAATCCAGATTCAAATTTTTTTAGACTGGTGGCGACCTAATTAACTTCCCTTGTATACTCTGAATAAGAAGAATTCAACTTCCAAAGCGAGAATGCCATGATAATCCGCATCATAAAAATTGACTCGCTCTAAAAACCACCTAAAGCCAGACCATAAATTTGACAGGAACTTAACCGATAGTTTCTATATCCAAGACAGAATGCCAGCCGGTTTCAATCAACATACTTCGGACATTGAGTCCATCGTTGGAGTTCAGTTCAGTATCTTCTCTCCAGAGGAAATTGAACGAAGCTCAGTGGTAGAAATCACATCCTCTACGCCATACGAAGGGAATGAGCCAAAGATTGGTGGTCTCTTTGACCCAAGAATGGGTGTTCTGGATAATGGAAAAGTGTGTCGCACCTGTGGACAAACGAATCATGGTTGTCCCGGTCATTTCGGACACTACAGGCTTACGAGGCCTGTCTACTACATCCAATTCCTACCGACAATTCTAAATGTCCTTAAATGCATCTGTATTCGGTGTTCCAAACTTAGAATTGATAAGGAACTCCACAAAGACCTGCTACATCGTAAAGGCGAGGCACGATGGAATGAAGTCCGAGCACTATCAGGCAATATCAAAATTTGTGGTCAGGAGTGTGAGGATGGTTGTGGTGCACCCCAGCCCGATAAATTTACACGGGAGGGCATTGCACGCATTGTGGCACACTACCACGGGCTGAAGCAACAGCAACCGCTGGAAGTAGAATATGTACATCGGTTGTTCCGTCGTATTTCAGACGAGGATGTTGATTTTATGGGGTTAAATCACTTCTTCTGTCGGCCGGATTGGATGGTATGTACTGTACTCCGCATTCCACCACCTCAGGTGCGCCCCTCGGTAGTACAGGATAACAATCAGCGCTCAGAGGATGACCTCACGCATAAGCTGTTTGACATCATTAAGAATGATAAGATGCTCCAACAGAAGATTGAGAACAACTCTTCAAAGAATGTTATTGATGAGATGACAAATGTGGTTCAATATCATATAGCCACCCTGGTTGATAATGCAATTCCAGGTGTTGCGCCGTCTGCTCAGCGGTCGGGTCGTCCCCTGAAATCTATTCAACAGCGTCTTGGTGGAAAGGAGGGGCGTATTCGGTATAATATCCAGGGTAAGCGTGTAGAGTTCTCTGCTCGTTCAGTCATTACACCTGATCCAAATCTAAGTGTAGCCGAAATCGGTGTACCAATTGAGATTGCGATAAATCTGACGAGTCCTGAGCGGGTGACGCCCTACAACGTGGATAAGCTCTATAAACTAGTACAGAATGGAGCAGATAAATGGCCGGGTGCAAAGACAATTGTTCGTGCTGATGGCAGAATGATTTCACTGAAGCATGTGAATACAAAGGAGATTGTACTATATGACGGGGATACAGTCAATCGACACTTGCTCGATAATGATATTCTCTTATTCAATCGTCAACCGACACTTCACAAGATGTCGATGATGGGGCACCGAGTGAAAGTTTTACCGTACAAGACATTTCGAATGAATGTCTTGACGACTCGTCCCTACAACGCTGATTTCGATGGTGATAAACTTACTTTAAATAAGTAGAAATCTTGTCACCAACAGGTTGCCACTTTATAAGTTGTGATTGTCACTTATAAAGAGTAATGGTGTAAGCATCACTACTTGTAAATTACTAGTTTGCGAGTAATATAACTGCCTAGTAGAAATTTGACACTAAAATCTGTCAATTCTGCGACGCTTCCAAATTGTTCGGGAAACCCCTAAAGCCTCAAATACCAAAGATACTATGAAAATAGTATTCTGGCTCCAGAGAAATACTGGAGGTATGGTAAAAAGTTTGAGGATAAGCCTGTTAAAGGTAAAATGGGCAATCCGCAGCCAAGCTCCTAAGTCCGCACTGATAGGATATGTAGAAGGTTCAGAGACTAAATGGTAGCGGGTCATAAATGAAGGTCTAATCAACCAGATATGGCTCAAGATATAGTCCATCCTCCTTGGAAACTTGGAGGGCTGTGCGTATGGAGATGAACGCACATATTCCACAATCGTACGAAGCACAAGTAGAGCTCGAAGAAATCGCAGCCGTGCCCCACCACATTATCACGCCGAGGCATGCAAAACCAATGATTGGAGTCTATCAAGATACACTTGTTGGTTCCTATCGTCTAACAAGACCTGGTATTCAATTCACCCGCAGTGAATTTATGAATCTAATGATGTGGAACAAGCGATTTGATGGAAATATGCCTGTAGCGAGAGCAGGTGAAGAAGGCAGACAGCGATGGACAGGACAGCAGGTACTCGGTGCTCTCCTCCCCCCAATTAACATTGAAATGGGGAACAAATCATTCGATAGTGAAAAAGACACCAAAGCATCTGATAATTATGTCCGAATTGTACAAGGTGATATCGAACAGGGCGTAGTAGATGGTGATATTTATATGAAGCCATCAAAGGGTATTATCCATGTAACCTATAATGACTGCGGGTCAAAAGACACGGTCGACCTACTGGACGCTCTACAAAACACCGTGGAGAACTTCCTTGTACTGAATGGATTCAGCGTAGGCATCAGTGATTTGATTGCGGATGAGGATACAAAGAAGCAGATTGATGCTAAGATTCAGCAACGGAAAAAGCAGATTGAGCAGGTGATTTTACAAGTCCACCTCGATTTATTTGATAATAATACAGGAAAGACGAATCAGCAGGAGTTCGAAGACCAAGTATTCGGTATTCTAAATCAGGCAACATCCGATGCTGGTTCAACGGGTCAGCAATCCCTATCAAGTGAGAATCGCCTCTTAGCGATGGTACGTTCTGGTTCAAAAGGAGAACCTCTGAATGTAGCGCAGATGATGGCATGTCTTGGCCAGACAGCGATTGAGGGAAAGCGAGTACCGTATGGGTTTACTGATCGTACACTTCCACACTATAAGAAGTACGATGATTCGGCCGAGGCACGAGGATTTATTGAGTCATCATTTATTCGGGGTCTGACACCTCAAGAGTTCTTCTTCCATGCGATGTCGGGTCGTGAGGGGTTGATTGATACAGCCGTAAAAACCGCCGATACAGGATATCTTCAACGGCAACTCATCAAATCCATGGAGGATCTAACAGTTCAGCATGATGGAACAGTTCGTGATGCGAATAATAATATCGTTCAGTATCATTATGGTGAGGATGGAGTGAATCCGACAAAGATTGAGATTCAGGGACTACCATTAGGCAAACTCTCACAGGAGGATATTCGTACACAGTTTGGAATGGTCGGAGTGGATTGGAGCACAGTACTAAAAGACGGAATTATTCGTGATAGCGACCAGGAGGCAACTACCCAGTATGTCAGCGACCTCCTATTTGATCAGAGGATGATGGTAGAGGGTGTCTTTCAGAACAAGGCACTTGATTCAGGTAGTGTATTTGCACCTGTGAATTTAGCCCGATGGATTCTGAATATTAAGGTGCGTTTCGGTATTAAAGGAACAGAAAAGACGGATTTGACACCTTTGTATGTGCTTACTGGGCTCAAAAAGATTATCGAGCGTACTCAGCCATATCACAAGATCTGGGCGGCACTTCTCAGATTCCATCTTGCTCCTCACAAGTTGATAGTAAAAGAGAGGTTTACAAAGGATGCATTTGATACTTTGTGTGAGATAATTGTGGTGACGCATATGAAAGCGTGGGTTCAGCCTGGAGAACAAGTAGGAATTGTAGCGGCACAGTCGATTGGCGAGCCGAGCACTCAAATGTCCACTTTGGCAAGTACTAGGATTTGCATTTCGGATGGAAAAAATCTTACATACTTTGGAACAATTAAGGACTTCATTGACCCAATTCTAAATGAGAATAAAGATAATGTGATAGAACTATCATCCGATAGTGTTGTACTTCCTCTTAAAAATGAATATTATATCGTAGGTGTAAGTAATGATGAGAAGACATCTTGGAAGCGTATCAGTGAAATCAGTCGCCATCCAGCAAATGGTGGCATTGTAGAGGTTGTTACTCGCACTGGGCGGACAACGAAAGCAACTCTATCGCATTCATTCTTGAAGCGTTCAAAGACAGGAATTGTACCAGTGCTAGGATCGGACTTAATGATTGGCATGCGTATTCCAATTGCCCGTTATATTCCTGAAGTCCCAAATCCACTGAAGGAGATTACTCAGGGAAAAACTGTATTTACACTAAATAAAGAATTTGGATGGGTATGTGGAATTTACCTTGCAGATGGTTCATTCAATGGTAATACTGTAAAGATTAATAAAATTAACAAAATGGTCGAAACAAAACTAAGCGACTTTACTAAGCAATATGGAATGCGGTTTGAAACGGTTACACGAGAAGGAGAATATGGTCAATCAAAGGATAACAATATATATTCTAAAGACCTCAAAGATTTCCTAATGGCAACCTTTAAAACAGGTTCCTATGAAAAGGAGATTGGTGGTATGGTCTTCCACTCAAACAAGGAATTTATTGCGGGTGTTATTAGTGGCTACTTTGACGGTGATGGAAATGTAAATGTTGAGCGAAAACTCATTCGTGCAAGTTCTCGCTCCAAAATACTTATTGAACAAGTTACTGCACTTCTAGGATATGTTGGACTTTTCGGTACAATTTCTCAAGAAACAAGTATTCGAATTAAAGATAAGGTTCAGCATACACTAGTAATTCTTTCAAAAATGGCTAAACAATATAAAGAAGAAGTTGGATTTTATCTACCTGAAAAAGCGGAGGCATTAGATAAGATTATTCAGTACAATGAGCGTGCAGATGTATACTCAAATCCTGATTATATTGACAAAATTCCTGAGCTTGGCGAAGTAATTGCAGAAACGGGCAAGCTTCTTAATATGCCAGGTCAGAGTCGCAATTATGGAAGATGGATGAAGAAGGACTCAATTGGCCGACAAACCTTAGAGAAATACGTAGGAGATTTTAAAGCGAAAATTGTAGAACTACAAGAGAATCTAGATAAAGATATAGATTTGAAGACGGTACAAGAGAATATGCAGATTATGCGCTCAGCGCTTGATGCTGATGTCATATGGGATGAAATTGTAGATCTGATTTACCATCCTGACCCTCAGGAGTACGTCTATGACTTTACTGTTCCTGGAAATGACAGTTTTATGGTGGATTGTAACGTGTTGGTTCATAACACACTCAATACTTTTCACCAAGCCGGTGTAGCATCAAAATCTGCAGTAACTCGAGGTGTACCACGCTTAAGGGAGCTTCTAAAAGTAACTCAAAATCCCAAGGCAACCTCTTTAACAATTCTATTAAGGCCTGAGTATCGTAACAATAAGGATAAGGCACGTGAGGTCGTACAAGACCTGGAGCTAACAGTGCTCCGAAGTATTACAAACAAGGTTTCAATCTACTGGGATCAGAATGATGAATCTACAATTGTTGACCAGGACAAAGACCTCATGCGCTTCTACAAGCTATTTGAGGAGGGTTTAATGGCGGATGAGGGACTTGAGGAGAAATGGTCAAAGTGGATGCTCCGCCTTGAACTAAATCGGGAGGAGATGTTCAATCGCAACATTTCGATTCAGGAAGTAGTCAGCGTAATCAAGGCACAATACAATTACAATATTAACATTATATACAGTGATTACAATTCTGATAAACTTGTTATGCGTATTAATCTACCGAACAAGGATACAGATACTGCTTCAGAACTGGACGATTTCACCAACCTCAAGAAGTTCCAGAATAAACTGCTAAATAGTATTGTCATCCGTGGTATTCCAGGCATCAAGGCCGTGACATTCCGCAAGGATAAGCAGTATGTAGAGTCGGTGGATGGAAAGTACGAGCAGATTGAGCAGTATGTACTTGATACAGATGGCTCAAACTTCATTAAGGTTATGAATCACCCCGCAGTGGATGGTACTCGGTTGTATTCAACGAATGTATGGGATGTCTATGAGGTGCTAGGTATTGAGGCAACTCGATCCATCCTATTTAATGAGATTAATGGGCTATTTGAGAGTGTAGGTGTAAACTACCGCCATTTATGCCTACTCTGTGATGTTATGACACGATTCGGCCGTCTCATGTCAATTGACAGATATGGTATCAATAAGAATGATATTGGAACACTCGCAAAAGCATCCTTTGAGGAGACGGAAAAAATCCTCCTGAAAGCGGCCTTGTTTGGAGAAGTTGACCCAGTAACAGGGGTGTCTGCTAATATTATGATGGGTCAGACTATTCGTGGCGGAACAGCATTCTCGCAGATTCTCCTCGATGACCAGATGCTACCGAAGTTGCTCGAGTCGGTTGATGTTGAGAAGCATACGGGTGTACTTGAAGAGGAAGAGGAGGGTGATCTACTGGCAGAGACGGGGCTACAACTTGCAGATCCTTGTTCCACCACACAGTTCCAGATGAATATGGTTCTGCCATCGGGTAAAACTCTCATTGAAGAGCCTGAGATTGAAATGAATATTATGGATTCATAATGACTCCAACATAAAGATTTGGTAGCGATATTTGCGTATGGATCATCCGCAACAGCAACAGCAAGTGCAACAATGGAATTACATAAAAATTATACCAAAAACAGTTATATCTTTAAATAATGTATTTGAATTAGAATCAAGCACTATTCAGCACATTCAAACGGAGGAAGAGATTATTTTGCATGAATACCGAAATCAAATACAAGACTATGAGAAAACACTATCAAACGGAAAAAACTGGGAATATTACAAAAAAATCGTGAATCCCTATGAGCTTGTATATACTCAAAAAAAATACGATGATTTTCCTGAATCTATATGTTTTTTAAAGCCCCTATCGAGATCGTATTTCAAAATGATGGAAATGCTCGATCTTGTCGGGTTTTTTAGTACATTCAAGACAGAACACATTCGTGCCGCACATGTGTGTGAGGGGCCAGGAGGGTTTATTGAAGCCCTATTTGACGAGGCCTTGAAGAACAAGAAAAAAATACAATCAAGTATTGCGATGACCTTGAAGTCCCGTCAAATCAATATTCCAGGATGGAAGCGTGCATCTAATTTTCTGCAGAAGAACCGATGTGTACGAATTCTCTATGGCGAAGACGGAACGGGTGATATTATGAAACCTGAGAATCAACAGTATTTTATTGATTATTGTATTTCACCAGTATATGGCGGTAAAATGAATATTTTTACAGCGGATGGCGGATTCGATTTCTCCTATGATTATGCGAAACAGGAGGAAATGATTTTCCCTCTTCTTATTGCATCTACCAAAATTGGATTCGAAGTGCTAAAGCGAGGTGGGGTCTTTATTCTAAAGATATTTGACTTTTATCAGAAAGCAACGACCGATTTGCTCTATTTTTTGTCCTGCCATTTCAATGAATGGACATTGTATAAGCCAGCGATGAGTCGTCCTTGTAATCCTGAGCAATATTTTATTGGAAAGGGATATACAGGGTGCTCGGATGAAGTTCTAGATGTATTGCGTCTGTGGGGTTCAATGGTAGACAACAATCAACCATTACAATCACTCTTTAAGGCTCCATATAGCGGGGAATTTAAGGCAATTATAGCTCATTTGCGAACAAACTCTTTCAAGACGCAAACTGACTATCTTGAAAAAGTATTTTTCATAATTAATAAGAATGATGATAAATTAATTCAGAGTTATCTGAAAAAGAATCAAAAAACGAGCTATGAATGGTGTGTACGATTCAAAGCACCTATCTACGCTCACCGCTTCCATTCAATTGTGGCGTTACATAGCGATCCACCAGTTTCTTTCCAATAATAACAGATGCCTGGTGTTGGGAGAGATTTCCCTCTCCCATTTTATCTAGCATTGCAAGCATACTTTGAATAGGTGCTAAATCCTCTTTATTTATGAGTTTTTTGAAGAGTTCAGGATATTTTTCAACAAAATCGGGAACACGGGATTTAATAGTATCTTCGGAGTCGCCACGGGACATCCACAGAGCAATATCTTGTAGCATACTGCGGACATATCGTGCACGAATATTTGGGTCGTATTCAAGGGCTCTGGATTCCGCTTCGGCAGTTGCTTCGGCAATTGATTGTCGTTGAACAGGTGGTAATTGGTTTGACATCTGACAAATAGTAGAAATAATCTTTAGGCTAGAATTAGGAGAGAAAAATGAGTCTTGCAGATACATCTGCACCTGCGAATCTAAATGCAGTAAAAAGTAGACAAGTATCTCCGTTGCCGATTGGTTCCGGAGGTAAGAGTGCAACAAAAACACAAATGAATCAGACAAATAATCAGCTGACAATGTTATCTGCACAGGCACAAGCGAATACAAAGTATGATCCGCCTCCGCCTCCACCTATAACACCCGCAGTATCTATTGAAAGTTTCTGCAATGGTGGTTCACCCGCACTCATGATTGTCGGTGTATTACTGATTGTGTATGGCTTCGTAGCAAAATAAGACAACATAGTACAGAATGAGTTTCTTTGAGGGTTTAGACCAAAATAATAATAAATGGAATCAATCATCATCCTCAAATGATGAGTATAATAACGATAATGAAACAGACAATGAAACGGATAATGAAGATAATGATACACCGCCTCCGAATATGAATCAAGAGTTTATTGACAAAGCGCTTGATGTAAAACACACACTATATGACAAGATAGTATTAGGCCCTGAGTTAGATACAAAAGAAGCACAGAGTCATAAAATTCTTCAGGATTATCTCGGTAAATTGAATAATGTATATATTTTAGCGATAGAAGCCCAAAATCCGAATAATACTGCAATCAGTGAGAGTAAATTACAGATATTTCCTGAAGATGTGCGTCCAAAAATCAAGCTATTACTCGATTGGATTAGTGATTATTTCCGCAAAAATACAATTCCTGATACAATACCATATTCCGATTTTATCAGGTCAAATCTCCGTGACTTACCCTTTGATCAACGAGTTTCTTTTGACTAGTCTATATTAGGAATGGCTACGCTGAAAAATAGTGAGTGCCCAAAAGGATATACAAAAAGAAAAAGCTACACTCGTAAATTCCGTTCGAGTGTTAAAGCATCAGGATTTACAGTACGACGGAAAGGAAAAGTATTTACATATCATCCCACAAAGGATGAGGTACATGTTCCCGCATCGTGTGTTCGTAATCCAGTGAAACAGACGAAGGCTACTGTACAATTTGGAAAACTCCGGAAAGGGGATCTAATTAAATATGGATATCAGTACCGATTATCTGATGCAAAAAGAGAAAAAGCATTACAGAAAGCAATTGATGTATATGGTGCTCTCAGGGTATATCACAAACTTGATGCAGTTGCAAAACTATCTGTGCGAACAGCTCCCGATGCAAGTAAAACATTTGCCAGAGATCGCAATTGGGTACGGGATAATTTTGTAGGAAAACCGAATTAAATGGGTACCTAAGCAAAGTCTGCCTTTGTCTAAATTCGATATAGAACTTGATTCAAGGTCTCTCTCGAATTTTCTGGGCAAAGAACGGTGTTATCCGTGAGTAGGGGAGAATGGAAGACCATGAACTATGGTCATTCGCTAATGCGATATTTTTTTTATTAATAATGGTTCTCGTCGTGTTTGGTCTCGTGTTTGGTATCAATAAGTTGATTGATATTAACAAAATTAAAGCAAATTGGGCAGAACAACGATGTAGTCCGCTGATTATGCCTTTTGCATCACTATTTGGCTACAATACAAAAGAGAATTTTGATTTTTGCATGGGAAAGACTTTCAATACATTTTCAATGCCGTTTTTTGGATCTGCTGGGCAAATGTTTTCGCAATTTACAGGCCTGTTGACCAATATTTTTGATTCAATTAGTTCTATTCGTAATATTATTGCATCGCTCGGTGGCGGGATTAATGTTGTATTTCAGGAATTTACAGAGCGCATTTCCAATTTCTTCTTTAAATTGCGTCTGAGTGCAATACGAATAAAGATGCTTATAGGGCGAATGTATGCTATTCTGTTCTCTATCATGTATATGGGACTATCGGGTATTACTGGTATGACATCCTTCACGAATACATTTCTCTTTTCCTTTTTAGACACATTCTGTTTCCCCAAAGACACCGCAATTCTTGTGAAAGGCAAGGGTAGAATTCCAATTCAAGATATTCGGATAGGGGATGTTTTACTACCAACAAACTCACGAGTTACGGGTACATTCCAGTTTTATTCCAGGGGTCAGCCAATGGTGAAATTAGACGATATTCTTGTGAGTACAAATCACTATGTTGTCTATGAGGGCAAAAATATAAAAGCGGGAGAGCACCCAATGGCTATTCGGGTGGGTGTATGGGAGTCAGATGAGCCCCTATATTGTCTCGACACAGATAATCATAGAATACCGGTTGGAAACTTTGAATTTTTGGACTATGGAGAAACCGATGAAGGTGATAAAGACACAATGCATTTTATTCAGAATAGGATTAATGGTGTAAAGAATGACTGCACGCAGTCCATAAACAAATTCCAGGAATATTCCCCCGCATTTAGTGAAACAATCGGTATTCAAACAAAACAAGGAGTAAAACCCGCTAAAGATATTCAAATTAACGATAAATTATCTACAGGGTCGACGGTGGTTGGTCTTATCCGCAAAGAAGTTAAGGAGGTCTGCCAGATAGAAAATGATTCTTTTATAACACCATGTACTTTATATTGGAATCCTGATAAATATAAATGGGAGCGATTTGGTGAAACAAAGGCAATCACTTTGGAGACCCGCCAATTAGTATCCTTTATTGTTGTGCCAAATTCCCAAATCGAGCTAGAAAGTGGTGTAAGAGTAAGGGATTATATGGAGTTGTGTTCTCCGGATGCAGAAACACATTACTCGGAGCAATTGGAAGCAGTCAACGCAGTATAATACCAAATTGCAAAAAGCTCACAAGATAAGAGGAGAATGAATGCCAAATGGCCTTTCATGTTAATTACAGTTGGACTATTATTTGCACTAGGTCTGACAATTGCAAACCTAGAACGCAATACAGTTATGAATAATTGGACAAACCGTCGCTGTGAGCTACCTATTATTGTCGCTGCCGCATTTTTCAAACCTGATTCAGATCCTAGAACAAGCACTGACTTTGCAAAGGAGAATTTTTCATTCTGTATGAAATCCGTTATTGAGAAATTTATTGAATTATTTATGGCACCTATAAATGCGGTTTTTGGAACGCAAGTCAATATTGCGGGTGCAGCGGTGGATGGTCTGAATACTATTCGTAAGATTGCCCAAACAATGTACAATGTATTACTATCATATTTGGATCAATATTACCGCAGATTTAATGCATCTGTTTTTGAAATGAGTCGTATTGTCCAGTACCTGAGAATGGCAATGAATCGGGCAAATGCGGCTGTAATGTCAATGTTATATACGGGATTAACCGTCTATCGTGGAATGCTAAATTTCATTCGATTTATTGTCAAAGTAATTATGATTATTGTCGGAATAATTATGGCTATTCTAATTATTTTAATTTTTGTTCTATTTCCGCTCATTCCCCTGATTTTATCAGTATTGGGTGTAATCATAGCCGTTATTGTACAACTACAGCCACTTATCTCAAATGAACTAAGTGACCAAGCATCAGGTGCACAAGGTGGTCTATGTTTTGCGGAGTCTGCAACGGTTATTGTAAGGAGTAGCTCAGGAAAAGATATCCGCAAGTCTGTCAAGGAAATACGAGTAGGAGACGAATTAGGGGATGGCTCTGGTAGAGTTACTGCAGTAATCACTATGAATGGTAAGAATGTACAGATGTATAGTCTCAATGGAATCATTGTATCAGGTACGCACTTAGTCAAAGGAACGGATGGAGTATGGAAATCTGTCTCCGAAGATGAACGAGCCCACAAAATAGATACAAAAACGCAATTCCTATATTGTTTCAATACAACATCACATACTATTCCAATAGTTAGTTCTGAGAATCAAACTATTCAATTCCGTGATTGGGAAGAACTCGAAGACGGTGATGCAACGGGACACTATACTTGGAACTACCTTATTTTAAAAATGCTCAATAAATCGTCTCACTATGACAGCTGGAAGAATAGTTTAAAATCATATAGCAATACGCCACTTATGTCAAGTAGATATAAAATCAAAACAAGAGGCGGATACAAGGAATTGAGTAAAATTGTAGTTGGTGATAGGGTAATTGATAGTTGTGGAGAAGAAACCGATGTACTTGGTGTAGTGAAGGGCGAAGTGGATGGAGTATACTTAGACCTATGGAATACTGAATTATATGAATTCGAGAATGGTGTGTGGATAAAAGGGAATAGTACGGGGATTCGGTCAAATGGAGGAGAAGAAGAAGGAAAAACAGAAGAGGGACTGACAATTATAACGGATTCTGGTACATTTATACTTTTGGATGAAACCAGGAAAAAGGAGACCGTTGTGAGGGACTTTACGGAGGTTGGACATAAATCAATACATGAGACATATTCATTTGTAGCCGATAGGCTCCGGATTATCTAAAGTGTAATAAGTAGAATGAAAACAGCCTTTCTGATCACAGGTCTTCTGTTATTGCTCGTTGCAAACATAATGATGGTTTATTCCCAGCGTTCGGTTTCAGGAGAGGGATTTACAAGTTATTTCCTCGAGAATGCTGGTTCTTCTGGGATTGGAAAATACAAACTAGAGCCAATCGGTGCATTTGATGATGTCCGTGTAACACCGAATAATGGTGTCAGTTCATGGCGTGGAACAGACCCGAATGAGCCCTTATTGGGTCCCGAGTTTCAACCCGGCCTAGATAGCCTATTTATTTTTAAGAACAATCAGTCGAAACCTGAATGCTGTTCCGCATCATATGCCTCGGATACTGGATGCGTATGCACCACACCACAACAGCGAAACTATATTAATATGCGAGGAGGCAATCGTACGGTAGAGGACGGTGTTTAGACCCCTCATTTTAATATTCTACGGACAGTTGCTAATGAGATCTTAAAAACAGGCATCAAAGATATCCGTTTTTAATGTTCATTGACCTAAACCACTAAAATGCTGAAGAATCAATAGTTTCATCTAATAGAATGAATGCCAATCTGAAGTCGCCTAATTTGAAGGCACCAAATAATACGGCTACAAATACGGGTATAAGCTCATTTATAAATGCACCAATCAAGAGCATACAGAATGCAACAATGTCGGTTGCAAATTCTGTAAAAAACGCTTTACCAACGAATATGGCAGAATCTATTAACGATTCTATTAATGAAACGGTTACAAATACACCAATGCCATTTGTATCAATACCTGTTATTATTACACTGGGTATGTTAATTATTCTATTTATAATTGTTGTTATGTTTCGCCAGAAAATTGCATTGGGTTTTGAGTTACTATGGTTTAAAATTAGAAAACTATTAAACTTGGATAAACCATCTCCTCAAGGACCCCTACCTGAATTTGCTCTAAATAATTCATCGTCAGAGACGACATCCAGCAAACCAAACAAACCAAGCAATCCAAGCAATCCAAGCAATCCACGCAAATCATTCAGTAAAAGTATCGAAGAAGCAACGGTGAGTAAAATAATTCCCAGTAAAAAGGAAGTATTCAATGTTGCACAGGATAAATACACATATACGGATGCCGAACCTTTGTGCAAAGCCTATGGTGCCGAACTAGCTACATATGATCAAGTTAAGGATGCTTGGCAGAAGGGTGCGGATTGGTGTAATTATGGGTGGGTAAAGGGTCAGGCTGCAGTATATCCGACACAACAGTCGACCTATAATAAATTACAGGCAGGGCCAGAAAGCCAGAGAAGTGCATGTGGAATTGTAGGCGTGAATGGAGGATATTTTGATAATCCCGAAATGCGATTTGGTGTCAATTGTTACGGAGTTAAACCTGGCGAAAACGAGGCCGATACACGGCATATAATGGCAAATAATGGGAATCTAACACCTGGTGCACTTGAATATGATCGCAAAGTACAAAACTATAAAACAAAATTAAATACAATTGCGGTAAATCCATTCCAACCTGGTACATGGTCATCATAATTGCACGGTTGATCTAAGAATATATTATCGGTAATATATTACCGATAATATATTACTATCGATAATATATAATTATTAGGATATACCTTACATTAATTGGGGTGGTCGTGGAACAGGTGCTGTCTGAATTCCCGATTGTTTCAGGGAAGCTTTTCGGGTGTATCCCCGATTTGCACGAACAAACGTTAAAATATCCATTGTCTGATCAACCCCGCCTTTTTGACGAAAGTATCCATGAAGGAGCTCCTCAATTTTGCTCAGTGTTAATTGATTGGGTTCCCGTTTTTCCACCATGTGAATCTGCCCACCGTTGATTTGAATTGTAGCTTTTTCCATTCCTGTTTGTTTCAGTTGCTGGATTACTTGTTGTTCATAATCATCACGAACTTTTCTCGCTGATCCAAATTGTTTGTAAAAGGATGATGCAAGGTTATTATAATGCAACCAATATCGAACATATGTGCCAATACCGGAAGAAGGGTCACCCATCTTTGCTCTGAATACAAATAGTTTTATCCGCAGAGTATTTTCTCCCCTGCCTTCTAACGCCCATTATTCTCACAAAAAGGGCATCGATTCATCTTATTAACATTCATTAAAAGTAATACAAATGTAAGGACTACAAATATGAGAATACCACAAAATATGCATATTACAATAATCATATATGGAAATGACCGTTCTAGAATAAATCTGAGGAATGGTTCAATAACAAGTTGTTCTATATAGTTTTTCGTATCAGAATTGGCCAGTGAATGTGCAAACTGGTCAACCCATCCTTTTATCATGGTTGCGAACCGTTCTTTATCATTTGTCCGGTCTGTCCGCATTTTTGTTAATGTGGTGAAATTATCAAATCTCTTCTAATCGCTGTGTTCAGAGAATGCCAACATTCAAAGCACCATCCTATGCCAAACTTCCGAATCCAAAAACGGGTGTCATGGAACCCTGTTATACCTTTGCAATTCAGTTTGCACCGAATGACGAACAGATATCATTTATTGCAAATACAACCACTGAAATATCCCTTCAAGGTCTACAAGCATGTGTACTTGAAAACGTTGATTGGTGGAATATTTTTGTAGGAGAATTCCTCCAAGCGTCCTCTAAACTCTTCTCCAAACCCTATACGGTTGAGAATATCAACAAAGTCGCAAAGCATACAATGCAACTAAAAGGCAATTCAGCCCCTCCGACAAAGTACCCAGTAAATGTATTACTTTTACCTAAGAATATTCAAATTGTTAGTGGAAACTTCATAATTAATTGGGAATATACAACGGAGTCTATGGTTATTGAATTTCCGGATGCAGACAACAATGTGGTGCAAGACAGTGGTGCAAATGAAATATCATTGAATCTTCCGGATTCTAAACCAACAAAGTCTAGGAAATCAGCAAAGAAAGTGAATGATGTACCCGATGGTTTAGAGGAACTAAATATTGCCGATTTGCCCGAAGATACAAATGCTACGGAGCAGTCTTTTGAGATTGATAGTCCTGAGAAGTTATATGATAGACAAAGGATGAAAGAGTCCCGCTTAAAGGCAAAACTAGCAGTGTACAAGGCACAGCGTCAAATGGCAGAGTATTATAAAAAATACGGCGAGGACGATTTATCTGATTCCGATACGGATATATCATCCGATGATCAAACGGATGACCAAACGGACGACGATATTCAAGTCTAAAAGGTACGGCATACTTTGTAATAAAATTAGTCCCTCATTCTTTTATAGAAAGATATGGCAGGTACACAAATGAAGAACGGTCTCTTAATTCTCGTGGTTGTTTCAATCGCACTCTTCATTGCATATCAATATGACCCTACACTATTTGGACTACTTGGATCAAGAGAGGGATTCGCTGACTCTGTGACAGGTAAAAAGGATATGACTTTATCCAATGGAAACGGTAATATGAAAGCTGGCCAGATGGCGGCAAATGGCAAGGCATCTATGGATCAAAATGCGAATGCTAAAACTGTAAATAAGGGTGATAAGAATGCGAATATGGGAGCGAATAAGCCTGCTACCGCAGCAACACCATATGTAACAGAAAAAGCGAATAAAGCAGCGGCGGATGTTCAAGGCTCTGAAGATGCAAAAGCAGAGGGCTTTGCGAATCTAGTTGACTATGAGGGTCCGGCCAATTTTGGCGCAGCAGAGGCACCTGCTGGTTGCTACCCTCGGGATCAGCTCACTCCCTCCGAGCTACTCCCTCGTGATATGAATAGCATCTGGGCTGAGCAAAACCCAATGGGACCTGGCTCTCTCAAAGGCAAGAACTTCCTAAGCGCTGGTGCTCTCATTGGTGTCAACACAGTTGGCCAGAGCATGCGCAATGCGAACTTACAGGTACGATCTGAGCCACCCAACCCTCAAGTGCCTGTCAGCATCTTTAACCAGAGCACTATCGCACCTGATATCAGCCACCGACCTTTGGAGATTGGTGCTTAGATTAGACCCGTGCGTGCTCATTTTGAATCACACAACCAGTATAAGTAAACGAATAATTTATTACTAAACATGCATTATATAAAATACATGTTTAGTATCTAAGGGGTCTAAACTCACCAGACTTTTAAACAGAAGGCAAAATAAGGGGATGTCAATACTAGATACGGCAAATAATATCTTTCGCTCCATCATCGGTGGAGGTAATTTTCCAACAGTATCTGTAAAATCCACAGTTGATGGGAAACAATACAAGGTTCGTGATATGGCAGATAAACAAGAAGCTGCGAACCTAATGGCTAAACTCCGACTCCGACTGACTAAGTTGTGTGATGCTCTTGAGAAAAAGTATCCAGATAAAGCGCAAGTAAAGCAAATTGTGCGTAATTTTCGTTCTGACCCTACACGTTTTATTGAGTCTACGCCTGATTCCGAGCATACATCATATTCCATAAACAAGGGCGAGTCCATTTATATGTGCCTACGGCAAAGAGATGGGCCAAATGAATCCCTTGTAGATGAGAATGTTATGAGCTTTGTAGCTTTACATGAATTATCACATGTGTGTACGGAATCAATAGGACATGGCCCTGATTTCTGGAACAACTTTGGATGGCTTTTAAAAGAAGCGGAGGAACTTGGACTATATAAGTATACCGACTTCTCGGCACACCCTGTAAGTTATTGCGGGGTTTATATAACCGATTCGCCTCGGTATGATCCTGCGAAAGATGGTTCAAATCTCCAAATTGGGACAATTTCAAAAAGGGTTGATTAAGTAGGATGAGTCTATTTGGTTGGCTATTTGATAGTAAGACATCCGGATCTCCACCATTAGCAGCACAAGTTCCTCCAGCTAATTATCTTCTAAGCGCAAATTCAGGAAACTCAAAATCAGGAAACTCAAATTCAGGAAACTCAAAATCAAAAAATAAAGGTGTAACTTGGCGAAATACAGCGGGAAAAGGGTCATTAGTTAATTATGCACCCAATGCACCCAATGCACCCAATGCACCCAATGCACCCAATGCACCCAATGCACCCAATGCACCCAAAGCACCTAATGCAGTAGTGAGGACGAATACTAGTCGCCCACTTGGTGTAACTAGCTCCAATGCATCCAATGCATCCAATGCATCCAATACACCACCGCCAGCTAAAAGGCCAAGAACAAATTCAGGAGTTGGCGGAGCACGACGATTGAGAAAAAGAACGAGGAAACACTGTCGCAGTCGCAGTCGCAGTCGCAGTCGTCGCTAGACATAAA